CAAAGCAAGAAGTCCAGGCTCAAATAGCTGAACTTCAAGCGAAATTAAAACAGATGTAATGGAGGATACAACTATGGATAAATTAAGATATTCCATAATTATAGACGGTCATGATGCAATGGAAATTGCCTCATTAAAAGATGCAAGATTTCATGCTCAGACCGCAACGCTCAACGCAAAAGAGCAAGTAGAAATCTATGACAGCGAAACGGATTCTGTTGTAGAAACGTTCTATCCAGAAGAAATATAGAAAACCTAAGCACCCAAACGTAAAACGCAAAGGGTGCTATTTTTATACCCAAAATTAAGGAGATAAACGAACCATGAAACACAAAATAGCATACATACTCACAACAACAGCACTCGTAATGAGTGCTTTTTTAATAGGCAAAACAATATCTACACAGCCAAAACCAAACGCAAAACAATACTTAGCAGTCAATGATATTCAGTCAATTGATTATTACACAAGTGAAAACAAACTAACTATCAGTACATCAACTGACAGTTACAATTTTGAGCCAACAATCAATGTAATCCCAAGCGAAACGGAAACGGATAATATATGTCAAGTCTATGATTCTTCTGAACTTACAGAAGATATTCTTGCCAATAGACAAGGCAAACTAATCATAGAGAAATGTGTAGGTAAAGTCACAGACGATGAGAAAAACGGAGCAATTCAAAACGCAGATTCAGATTATAACTATATCTCATATACAGATGTTGATTGTGCAAAGGGAGACACAATCATAACATATCTAATATACAACCCAGATACAAACTACACAGATGATGTAATCAAAAGGTTTGACTACATACAGAAGGGAGAATAAATAGATGGAAGCAATAAAATATAACGCAGTTCGTATAGCTAAACAGCTTTGCTATAGCGAAACAACAATTAACAAAATTAAGGCAGCAACAACAGAAAGCGAAATCACTCGGATTTTGCGCACCGCAAGAGAGGAGGAACTGTAAAATGCAAAAGGCAATAGTATACAGAGCGTACAACGGAATGGAAATTATAGATGCTCGCCCTGAAGCAGAGATCGCATATGAGAATATGCGTTATGCAGAGGAGCTTTATGCAAAGAGAAATAAAAGGCAAAACAAAAATCACAAGAGCTTTGCGGAAATATTATCCGCATTACTGTAAAGGAGGCAAACAATGATTAAAGGATATACCGTACCCAACGGTTATATGGGATGGCTGAAAAGTGAAAACAAGTATCAGTTATTCGCAACGGAAACTGATTATCTTGAATATGTATTATTAAAGGAGGATGCAGCATGAGTTACACACTATTTAATGTTCCAACGTACAACGAGCGGAAGGCAATCCGTTCATTGAAAAGAAAAGGTTACACAAAAATTACAGTAGTGGTAAGGCAAAACCTTACTTTGACTATTACAGGCAGAAGAGAGGTTGATTAATATGTTAGATTATGCTGATTTCTACCGCATAGCTGATTATGCTAATATGAATTGGAAAGGCGGTTTCGCACCAATCGAGATAGCTGAAAATGCGTATAATTATTTATGCGAGTTTCAGTCAAGCAAAGAAAAAGGTGAGCCAAATGATACAATCAAGTATTTGCTCACTAATCTCGATGAAGATATAGCAAATGGAGAAGATTTAGAGGATGTCCGTTATTGGACAAACGAAATCCGAAAAGAATTAGGCTTGAATGAGCCTATAATTTAGTTATTAAACGGTTTGTCAAAAGGCAAGCCGTTATTTTTATACAAAAAAATTTAAATTTAAGAAAGGTTAAAAAGGTAAAAGTTATGTGCAAAAGAACATTTTTATTTCCAGAAGAAGCAGAGAAAGAAGTAGCAGAAATCAGGAAGGCAGCAGGGATTGACGAAAAGACAGAGAAAATATTTATAAAGGAACTTGTAAAGAACGCAAAGGTAAATTCACGGATTGGTGATAAGGTTTTGATTTGTATTGATCCGAAATACATCCATTACCCAGAATGGCAAAGGGAAATCAGAGTACCAAAGGCTTTATCTATTGGAAATAACTATGATAGTGATTTGTGGGGATTGCCTATTTATTGGCATTTTATGGGATTACTTTGGGCTATTGAAGGGCAACATAGAACATACGGAGCAGTAAAATCAGGAAAAGATTTTATTGTAGGACAAGTAATTGAATGCGATTTAAAGAAAGCAATCGCTATATTTACGAATCAAACAAAAGGCAGAACGCAGATTAGACCAAAAGATACATATAAGGCAAAGATAACAAGTGGAGATGAGGATTACATTACACTTAGAGATATTTGTAAAAAATACAATTTGTCGGTCAAAGGAGATAGGAATAAGGCAAACAAAGTTGGAACGCTCACATCTATAACAGATGGAATTGAATTAGTTCGTATGAATCCAGAATTGCTTGATCATATTCTTAATATTATTACCAAACTCAAATGGAATGGTTATGCAGATTCTTACAACGGAAAAGCATATACTGCAAAAATTATTCGTGCCTTGAAAGCATTATATGCTTACTGCGAAGGCAGAACAGATGAGATGGAACAAGCATTGATTAAGCATTGTAAAGGAACTGAATACTTTGTTGAAAATATCATGGATAAAACACAGGCACAGATTTTTGATTATCTGTCAGAAATTGTACGTTACGAAATGGAAAGCCCATTTACAGCAACAAAGAAAAAAGCAACAAGAAAGAAGGCAATTTAAGAGAATAACTATATGCAAAGGAGGTGCATAGTTATGGTATATGCATAAATAATACATAATAGCTGAGATAACGGCTATACGGTCAAATAAATAAAAGGAGAGAAAACAAATGAGCAAAAGATGGCATAGTGATATCCGTGTCGTCAATCCAGTAATGGAGATGAACGGATACCATATCAAACGGAAATCAGGTTCTCATTACATATATGAGAATGAAAAGGGAGATGTAATAAGTCTTCCAGAGTCGTTAAATAGAATGCTATGGCTTGGTGAATGTAAAAGGCATTCGCTAAAGGGTGGCAGAGAGTTATTGTCAAAAATTAGTAGTAGGAGGTAATAAGAATGAAATGGATAGAGTTATTACGGAATGGGGACTATGCATTACTGCAAAGCGAAAGTGATACACAGTATGCAGTTGTAAGTGGTTATGATCCAACGCAGCCAGAAGGTCAACAGTGGGCGCATGGAATGTATTTTACTTATTTCGAGAACAATCCTAAGAAGATATTATATCTTCAATCAGCTTATGATTGTTTCATGGGAAAGGTAAACGCAGATTATATTCCACGTTGTAGATTAGAAGAGTTGGCAACGCTTTTCAAGGATGGCTTAATCTCTGACGACAGGGAAAGTGCATTTGAATATTTTGATGAGTGTTGTGAGATGTCAGAGGAAGAGAAATCTTTCTTTGGTATTGAAGAAGGTAGTCCTATTGCAAACACGAAATTTGAGAACCCTATGTATAACAAGGGTTATGATGATGGATTTGCGGATGGCGCAAATAGTAAGGAGTGATGAAAATGAAAACAATAAAAGTAAATGATTGCGAAGTATCTTTTGTAATAGATACATACGCAGATATGTTCCATAGAAAAGCAGTTCTTGCGTTTGTTGCAAGTGGTGATGAAAAAGGCGAATTGTATGGAGATGTAACAATCAATATTCCACAGTATTCACTTGATGAGGGAGAATCATTTCTGAGTGCCGATTCTCCCAATCTGATTACCGAAATGGTTGAGAACGGATATCTGGAAATTACGGATGAGGTAAAGGTAAACTATGGAACTTACAAAGTAGGTAGGTTTACACAAAAGTTTATTGACGAGTTTGAAAATGAAAGTGAGTGATTAAATATGACAGTTGGTGAATTAAAAAGAATGTTGGATGACTATGATGAAGATATGAAAATTGTATTTCAACCATCAGGTGATATGTATGGAGAATACATTGGATATATTGAAGAAGGTAAAGGCATAGCATCATTTAGAGGAAATGATTATAGAGCCTTAATTCTTACATCAGATGGACAGTGCGGATCTGTTTGTGATGAAGATGATTTGGATTTAGAGTAAAGAGTAAATGGATATTTCATTAGAAGAAAGGCAGGTAAAAAATTATGATGAACGAAATTATTATGGAGTTAAACAATAAAGGATACAAGGCAGAAAGTACAACAGTGGTAAAAAATGGAGTTGAAAAAGTCGGTGTGATTATTGGAGAAGGCACAATAAGACCTACTATTTATCCTAACTTAAATCTTACAGTAGATGAGTGTGTAAGTGAAATTATTAATATTTATGAAAACATTCCAAAAATGGATATAAATACGGATAAGATCGTAAAGTGGGATTATGCAAAGAATAACTTGCAACTTTGTTTACAGAGAAAGACGAATGAAAATATTTTAAAGAGGGATTATCTTGATATGGAAATGTATGTCAGGGTAAAAGTCGCAGAAGATGCTACATACAAGGTAAAGCCAGGGATGTTTAAAGAAGTAAGCGAAGATGAGATTTTTGCAAGAGCATTGTTAAATGCAAAAGAAAATATTCTTGTTGAAGATATGGCAAAGATGATTGCCGATATGATAGGGTGTGACGAACTTCTTAATTTGAATGAAGCAAAAATGATTATTGTTACAAATAAGGAAAAGGTAAATGGAGCAGTTGCAATTTGTGACAAGGAGTTATTAAGCAATATTGCAAGGGAATATAATAGTAACCTTGTAATTCTTCCATCAAGTATTCACGAATGTATTATTCACATTGACAATAATCCAGATATGGAAATGTATTCAAATATGGTTCGTGAGGTAAATAAAACACAAGTTGAACCCGAAGAGGTATTAAGTAATCATGCTTATTTCTTTAATAAGGAAACTTGTGAGATTAGCTGGTAGTAAATGGTTTCTTCGGAAAGGTAGAGGTGATTATATGTTTTTAGTATATGAAAAGAATTACAATATGGACGGAGATGTTGATTGTGTAGAAGGATGTGATATGAAATTATTCACAAATAAAGAGAAAGCTCTTGTAGATATGAAAAAGCGAAAAGAAGAATATATTGATGATAATGATTTTCGCTATGTAAAAGATGAAAGTTATGAAGATTCATTATGTTTTAAAGAGAGAAACGGAGATGGATATTTTTATATCTGTATGGTAGAGCTGGGAGTAACTGAGTAAATGCGTGTTTCTTTAGAAAGGAAGGTAATTATGATGAAATGGAAATTATTTTGTACAGTAACAATGAAAAGCTATGAAGTAGAAGCCGAAAGTGAATTTAATGCACGAAAGAAATTAGCAAGTGAATTAAATGTACCATTATCTTGTATTGATGTATTTAGATAAGGCAAATAAATTCGCATTTATTTAAAAGATTGGAGGATAGGACATGATTACAAGAGAAATGATTAGAAATGGTTTTGAATCTGGAACTGTTTCAATCGAAGAAGAATATGCAGGATGTATTGGCATTTGTTGCAGAATTGGTGATAACGCATTTTATTTTCTCGGTTCAGAAGATGATGATTTAACAAAAGAAGAATATTGGGAATCATATACATTAGATATGACAATAGATATGATTTTTAATATACTGAAAGACGTTGAATCTGCTGAAGAACATGGATTAGATGAAGCTGAGTTAGATTATTATACATCTGTATTAGCGTATTAGCCGAATGAAACTAAGATTTCTTAGGAAGGAGTGAAGAGAAATGACAAAAACAGGATGGTGGAGTGTTGATTTTGATATAACACTTGAAGGTGAAACAGTTAGATTTGATGATTTAGACGAGTGTTCACAGGAGCATATTTTACGGGAAATATCAGAAGGATATACAAATGGAGAAGTTGTTGAGGAAGATGATGATTAAATTTAGCAACTAAACAAAAACGCAAATTAAAGGCAGTTAGGAGAATAATCTACTAGCTGTCTATTTTATTACAAGAAAGTGAGGTTGATTTTATGAGTACCTATTATGAATATCAGGATGTAGGCGTAATGATGGCACATAAACTTATGACAATGGACGGATGGAAAGTGTTCGGATATCATGCAGACCATAGCGACATGATGACAGACTATTACGATCCTGCTTATTGGAATGGAATTGCTACAAAGAATGGATATACATTAGTTGTAAATTGTAGTAGTGAAGCAAAACCAGAAGAGATACGTAAATATAATTATGATGGAACACTTCAGGATAGAAGTATTTCAGAAAAAATTGCAAAGCTTGAGCAGATGACAATGGAAAGAGGAGCAAGTGAACAGGAAGAAGAATCAGCAAAGAAAATGATTGAGAAATTACGGAGTAAGGCAAGCGAAACTTCTGAAAAATATATTGTAACTGGTATCATTCCTGGACATATGGCAAATCCACCTAGAATGAATTGGCATATTGAAAAAGATGGTGTCTATGTAGCAAAGGGAAACGGAATCTTAAAGTTTGCTCATATTGATAGCTATTATAGATATGAAGGCTACATGAAAGATATGCAGAATTTCAGAACCATGAAGCGAGAAGAATATAAAAAATCTTTGATAACAACTTATATGGGTAGATGGAATGATAATGAAGAAAGTGCAGCACGACAGGCAGATAGTCACATTGAATCAATGGAAAAAGATAAAGCACTCATGGATCAGTTCGAAGCATTTATCAATAAGATTGATACTACTTGTGGTGGAATGCTTGGAGAAGGAGATGGAGTTGTATATGAAAAAGTAAAAGTTACTGAATATAAAAAGGAAAACAAAGCTGTAGAAGTTGCAGATGGAAGTATTAAAGATGGTCAGTGTTTTATTGTAAAGACATCTTTCAATTATGGTCATAACAAAGGATATGTTTATAGAATCCATGAAACAGATTATAACGGAAAGAAAATGTATCATGCTTATAAGCTTAATGGAAAACTTACAAAAGAATGTACTGGAATGGCTAATCAGGCAAATCATTGGTACATTACAGATAATTTCATAAGATGGTTTGAAAAGGGAAGTCTTGCATGGTGTGAAATTCAAGAAGTCAAAACACCTTATGAGGTAGAAAAGGTTGTGAAGAAGGTTATTAAGTCTGAAACAAATAAGACAGAAGAAAAGGCAACCGAAACTGATGTAGATGTAAACAAATATATTTATGAAGTGACAGAAGATACAGATACACGAACAGGAGAAAGGATATATCTTGCAAAAGTAGTTGAGAAGTTAAGTCGTGAAGAATATATCAAGGTAAATCAGTACATTAAATCTCTGGGAGGTTATTATAGTAAATTCAAACATGCTTTCTTATTTAAAGAGAATCCGTGTGAGAAATTAAATGCAACCATCAAAGAGACAGAGAATAATACAGTGAATGATACAACAGAACAGATAGAAACACAAATCACATACACTGTAACAGAAGATGTACACACAAAGACAGGTGAAAAGTTATTTGTAGTAAAACCTGATACAGAGTTGTCAAAGTCGGACTTTGCAGATGTAAAGCGAAAGTTGGCAACATTACAG